GAAAAGAACATAAAGTGCAAGACCAATCAGCTTTACAACACTATTCCGCAGGACGAGGCGGAGCTGATAATGATAAACCTGAAAAAGGTACTCAGCGGCTCTATCGGTAAAAATCTGCTGGAATATTCGTTCCCTAAGGACGCCTACCTTGAGGGTAGTGCTCAGCCTTTTATGTACGAAACACTGCAAAGCAAGCTGCTTGATGAAGAAAAGGTTGATAACTTTCTGAATGCCATTGTGGAAAAGGTGGAGTATGTGTCAACATATACCATTTTTGCGGCACACTGTACATATTCCGTGTTGAGGAAGAACAAAATGGACGAGTTTGAGGACGAAGCTGACACGGATTACAACTTCATCATCACGGCATTTTGCCCTGTAAACCTGCGTATTGACGGGCTTGTATATGATGAACAGGACAATTCTATCGCAAAGAAAGAGTCATGCGATAGAATTGTTGAGCTTCCAAGCGATGGCTTTTTGTTTCCTCTTTTCAATGATCGTGCACCTGATATCAACGGAGTGCTTTACTACACGAAGAACGCTAAAAAGCCGAATACTTCTGTTGTTGAGGAGCTTTTGGGCTGCGAGTTCTCAATGACCTGTCAGAACGAAAAGGAAACTTTCAAGGATATCCTCACAAGCGTTGTGGGTGATGAGCTTGACTATGACCTTATCACCGCAGTGAACGATAAGATTTCCACGTTCGTTGACCAGAACGCACATGAAACTGAGATTCCGACTATAGACGAGCATAAGTTTTCATCTATCTTGTGGGAGGCAGGCGTAAGTCAGGATAAGCTGGAAAAGTTGCATGGTGTGTATGAAAATGCTATGCACGGCAAGGTTTTCAGGGCTGTCAATCTGGTGGAGGATAAGGTAACGATATCAGGAATGGGATTCAAGATGACCGTAGATAACTACCATAAAGGCGACGTGTCCACTGCCATAGGCAAGGTTATATTCGGTGTTGCTGATACGGCTGTTGACGTGAATGGTATCGGTATTAAAATGGACGGTGTTGCTAATGGCTGACCCTATGACCATGTCACGCCTGAAAGCCTACCGCAGGAACGCCTCAGCCATTGAGGACATCAAGGCAGAGCTTTCGGGCAAGTACGTTGCCGACAGTATCAGCGTATGCACTCCACCGTCCTACACACCACACAGCACACGCATAGACGGCTTTCTGCCAAGCGGCGATACGCTTTCATTGCTGTGCGAGCAGGCACGGTTAGAGCGTGAGCAGAGGACTGTGGAGGAGTTTATCAAGGGGATAGAGGACTATCAGACACGGCGAATGTTCGTGCTGAAATTCATCAAGGGTAAGACGTACTTGCAGATAGCTATGCAGGTAAGCGGTGGGAGAATCACAGAGGACGCAGTTGAAAAGAAGATAAAAAGATATATTTCAAAAAAATCTTGATTTGTCGGTTTTGTCGGTTTTTACTGTGTTATAATTTAAACTGAGGAAAGTGTAGATGTACCTCAGACTTGTACTTTCATGAAGTCACCTCCAATTTTCTAAGCCCCGTAAGGGGCTATGCAGGTCGAGAGCGAGCCAGCTCAACATCTGCTCCACCATTTACAAAACTCCTTATAATATTTTCACAAGAGGCACTCCTATGGGGTGCCTTTTGCGTTGCACGGAGGTATACAATGCCAGTACCAAGACCAGACCGAAGCGGTTCACATCAACAGCAGTTCCGTATCAACAAGAAGAAGATATACGCTACCCAAACAGTTTGCGGTATCTGTGGAAAACCTGTTGATTTTTCCTTGAAGTATCCACACCCACTGTCAGCTTGCATAGATCATATCATACCCATTGCAAAAGGCGGTCATCCTTCGGACATTTCAAACTTGCAGTTGGCACATTGGTGTTGTAATCGTCAGAAATCTGACAAATTGGTGGAAAAACAGGTGTTTGACCAGTCTCTCGACCTGATTTCCAACCGAATTTTACCACAATGCTACGATTGGAAGAATTTTTAACAAATTATTGACGATATGGGGGGTATGCCCCCTTTTGAGGTCAAAAATGACCTTCACCGCCGCACTGCTTATATTTCTCGCAGAGTTGAAATAATTGGAAAGGATATACAAGATGAGCGAATACAAAGGCATGGCATATTTGAAAAAGAAGCTTTCCTCAAAGGCTTCGAGGGTCAATGTGCGCTATGACTACTATCACATGAAGAACGGCCTTACTGACATGGGCAAAATGATACCACCAAGCTATAACTGGATGCGTCCTGTACTAGGTTGGTGTGCAAAGGCTGTTGATACCCTTGCAGACAGAATAGTATTTGACAGCTTCGAGGACAACACTTTCTACGTCAACGAGATATTTGACAACAATAATCGTGACGTGTTCTTTGATTCTGCCATTCTCTCAGCGTTGGTGTCCTCTTGTTGTTTTGTGTATATCTCGGCTGATGAAACAGGTTATCCACGTTTGCAGGTCATTGACGGCAGTAACGCTACTGGCATCATCGACCCTATCACGAATATGCTCCGTGAGGGCTATGCAGTGCTTGACAGGGATAACAATTTCAACCCCACTATCGAAGCCTACTTCACAGCCGAACAGACAGAGATATATCGCAGAGGCTATGATGTTGAGATCTATGACAATCCTGCACCTTACCCTCTACTTGTGCCTATCATATACCGCCCTGACGCTGTTCGTCCTTTCGGTCACAGCAGGATATCAAGGGCTTGCATGGAACTTGTGCAGGAGGCTATGAGAACGCTCAGACGTTCGGAAGTATCAGCTGAGTTTTACAGTTTCCCACAAAAATATATACTCGGCCTTTCAGATGATGCCGAGAAAATGGACAAATGGGGTGCAACAATGTCCTCACTGCTGACTATCACCAAAGATGATGACGGCGGCAATCCTACTGTCGGACAGTTTCAGCAGCAGTCCATGTCACCATACTCTGAGCAGCTTAAATCTATAGCTTCTCTTTTTGCCGGAGAAACAGGGCTGACTCTTGACGATTTGGGGTTTGCAACATCCAACCCTGCCAGCTGTGAAGCTATCCGTGCGGCGCACGAAAATCTCAGGCTTACCGCACGCAAGGCGCAGAGAACGTTTGGCAGTGGTTTCCTTAACGTGGCTTATCTGGCCGCCTGCGTTCGTGATAACATGGCCTATATGCGATATGCTTTCAGTGACATCAAACCGCAGTGGCTACCCATTTTTGAACCTGATTCTGCCGCACTCTCGGGTGTGGGCGACGCTATCTTGAAGATAAATCAGGCCGTTCCTGACTATCTAGGCGCAAAGGGTATTCGTCAGCTCACAGGCATAGAGGGTGAAAACAATGGCTGATATCGGTGCAGAACTGCTTGAAAAAATACGAGCTGAGTTTCAAAAGACGTGCAAGGCCGACAAGTACATTCAATCGGTTTTGAAGAAAATAGAGGGCGGCACTGCGAAAATGGAAGAAGTCGCCCTGCTATCGAAACAGCTCGGATTTAGGGTCTCTCAGACTATCGGTGCACACGTCAACGTAGCGGCTTTGCCTGACGGCAAGATGTACTACAACATTGCCGATACCATACTCACGGGCGTGTTGAAAGATAACTACGATATCATCAATTCTGCGGCAACAGAATGTCAGAAAGCCCTTGACAACCAAGCAGGCATAAACATCACACCTCAGCAGGCTGCCTTCCCTACCGAGCGTGTGCAGGCGGTAGTCAATGCGGCTTCTGTACCGGATATTGCAGAAGAAGTGATGATACGGCGAATGACAGCTCCGGCGCAGAACATCACCGAGAGTTTTTACAACGATTATGTTCAAAAAAACGTGAAGTTTCGTTCTGATGCAGGACTGGACTGCTACATCATTCGCAACGATCATGGTGGCTGCTGTAAGTGGTGTTCAAAACTTGCAGGTAAATATCACTATCCCGAAGATGTCCCCAAAGACGTTTACCGCAGGCACGACAACTGCGGCTGTACTGTTACATACCTCAACGACAGAAAGGCACAAAACGTGTGGAGCAAGACCAAGTGGAACGTTTCTGACGATGAATTTGAACGCATGAAAAAGGCTGGGGCCAGAGAGCCTGTCAGACTTGTTGACAAGCCGGGCAAAAGTGATATAATGAAGAGAGTAGAAGAAACAAATAATTATGATGAACTTGAAAAATATTTGAGCAGCAAATACAACATTACAACCGATGACAGCGTAAAGCAGCTTGATTTTAAAACTGTTCGTGAAACTTTAAAAGGTATCGAAAGTGTATTTGACGATTTCCCAGAACTTAGTGATAATATAAAGAAAATAGGTACTGGTAAACATGGAGTTATGTGCTGCTCAGGCGAAGAAATCAAGTTTAATCCGAAATACTATAAAGACGTATCCGGATTTAAAAAGATGTGTGAAGATTCTTCTGCGAAAGGTTGGTGGCCACCAAACAGTTCACCTGCGTCAATCGGCGTTCATGAAACAGGCCATGCAGTTGAATGGCTATTGCTTTCAAAAAGTAATTTTGACTATCCGTGGCAAAAATTATATGCTTGGAATCGTGGAGATATGTCAGGCGGTATAGTATCTAAAGCCGTTAAGAACATCAAAAAGATATCGTATGGAAAAGGCAAAAAGCAGTCCGAATTGATGAGCGCAGTTTCGAGATATGGAGCAACTAAAAAGCAAGAATGCTTTGCAGAGGCATTTGCTGACTGTTTTTCTAATGGTGAATCGGCAAATCCACTTTCGCAAGAAATAGTTAAGCTAGCTAAAGAAAAATATATTAGTTTAAAAGGAACGTGATAATATGAGAGAGATGCCAATATGGTTGGACTATGCGGAATTTGATGATGACGGATTATGCGGCATATCCCCAAATGCACCGGACGAAGTAAAGAAAGCTTACGAGGATTATTTAGCTGAAGAAGAAGAGGCTAAATCAGAAGGTATAAAAATTTAATAATTTTTACCGCTCCGCTACGGCGAGGCGGTATTTTTATACCCAAAATCAGAAAGGACGGATATTATGGACTGGAAAGAAAGACTGAAAAAAGAGTATTCAGAGCTGAAAGAACGTTATGAAAAGCTTAAAGCATACAACACCAAGCTGGAGGTTAAGCATTGCACTAGCAGACGTGGAGACACTTCGGCGGAGGATGGTTACAGGTGTGATTTGTTAAGAAATCAGCAAAGAACAATGGGTGAATATCTTCACCTTCTTGAACTCAGAGCAGAGCTTGAAGGCATTGAGCTGTAATCAAATATCGGAACTAAGCACCTTAACGGGTGCTTTTTTAGTACCTAAAAGGAGGTAATCCACTATTGAGGATAAGAGAGTCGGCAGGCAGACCCCTACCATATCGGTAGTGTTGCCATATGAGCAGACCAAAGGCAATGAGGCTATCGCAATGTACAACAAATCGGGGCGCACCGCACAGGAATGGCAGGAGTTAATGCTTTATGACATCATGGCGGTGGACGATGAGGGATTGTGGAAGCACATGAAATTCGGCTGGTCGATACCAAGACGTAACGGCAAGTCGGAGCTGCTTATTATGCGTGCTATCTATGGTCTGCAAAACGGCGAGCGTGTTCTTTACACCGCCCACCGAACTACAACATCACATTCGGCATGGGAGAAGATAATCGACCGTATCACAAAAATGGGTTTTCTTGAAAAAGAGGACTTCAAGACCGCAAAGCAGTTTGGTCTTGAGTGCATCAAGTGGCTCAAGGGTGATGGAATTATTAATTTCCGCACACGTTCATCAAAGGGCGGACTTGGTGAAGGCTATGACCTGCTTGTCATCGACGAGGCACAGGAATACACCACCGACCAAGAGACCGCCCTAAAGTATATCGTCACGGACAGCCGAAACCCTCAGACCTTGATGTGCGGAACACCTCCGACAATGGTGTCTGCCGGTACAGTTTTCACAAAATACCGACAGAAGACGATATCGGGCAAAGGCGGTGACGACGGCTGGGCTGAATGGTCTGTGCCGAAGCTCACCAACGCCCACGACCCCGAACTTTGGTATCAAACGAACCCGTCACTTGGAACTATCCTCACCGAACGTAAGATACGCTCTGAGCTTGGTGACCCGAAAGACGACCAGGTTGACGATAACATCCAGCGTTTAGGCTTGTGGCTCACCTATAACCAAAAGTCGGCTATAAGCAAAGGAGAGTGGCAGGCAATTTGTATCACTGGCAAGCCCGATATCAGCAGAGAGCTGTTTTTCGGCATTAAGTATGCAAAGGTCACGGATAACGTATCTTTGGCTGTCGCTGCAAAGACAGCAGACGGCAAGATTTTTGTTGAGGCTATCGACTGCCGCCCTGTAAGAGAGGGGAACGGCTGGATAATCGCATATCTGCGCAATCCGCATATGCGTGAAACCGTCATTGACGGAGCGAACGGACAGTCTTTGCTTGCGGCAGATATGAAAAACGCAGGTATCAAGCGCAAGCCTATCCTGCCGAAAGTCGCTGATGTGATCACTTCGTCAGCAGGTTTTGAACGAGGGGTATTCGCACAGAATATTTGTCACGCAGATCAGCCGTCCCTTGAACAGGTCATTGCCAACTGTGAACACAGAGCGATAAGCTCAGGCGGTGGTTTTGGCTATACCTCAATTCTTGAGGGTGCTGACATATCACTGCTTGAGGCGGTAGTGCTTGCTCACTGGGCGTGTGCAAATTCATCGGACAAGAAGAAAGTACAGAAAATAAGCTGGTAACAGTTTATTATATATCACCTACACCGCAGGGTAAAGCGGGGAAAGGAAAAACACTATGGCAGAATTTGAAGCTATAACAACACAGGAAGCCTTTGACAATGCGATAAAGGCAAGGCTCGACCGCAACACGGACACAGTCAAGAAACAGTTTGAGGGTTACATTTCCCCTGACGACTTCAAGACGAAGACAGCCGACCTTAACGGTAAGATCACCGACCTTACAGGCAAGCTTGCAGAAAAGGATACAGCTATCGCAGACCTCACGGCTAAGAACAAGGCATACGAGACCAGCTCGGTAAAAATGAGAATTGCCCACGAAAACGGTATCCCTTATGAGCTTGCAAACAAGCTTTCAGGAGACACAGAAGAAGATATCAAGAAGGACGCTGAAACATTTGCAAAGTTTATCGGCAAGAAGCAGACAGCCCCTCTTGGCCACACAGAACACAATCACGCAGACGGCAAGAATGCGGCATATAAGTCGCTGCTTGCAGGTCTTATAAAGTAAAGAAAGGAAGTAATTTTATGGCAGACGTAATTTCAAAGGGTACACTTTTCGACCCGGTACTCGTTAAGGAGCTTTTCGACAAGGTAAAGGGCAAGTCATCCCTTGCCGCACTTTGCGCTCAGACACCTATCCCCTTCAACGGTCAGAAGGAGTTCATCTTCACTATGGACGATGAGGTAGACCTTGTGGCTGAGAACGGCAAAAAGACAAGAGGTAGCGCTGCCCTTGAACCTGTGAAGATAATCCCTCTCAAGGTAGAATACGGCGCAAGAATTTCAGACGAGTTTCTTTACGCCAGCGATGAGGAGCAGATCAATATCCTCAGAAACTTCTCAGACGGCTTTGCGAAGAAGGTCGCAAGAGGTCTTGACATCATGGCTTTTCACGGAGTTAACCCGAGAGCAAAGACAGCTTCGGCGCTTATCGGCACGAACCATTTTGACAACGGCGTAACTGTGATAAAGCAGGACAGCACGTCACCGAAGACTCCCGACGCTCTTATCGAGGAGGCTATCGCTGCAGTACAGGGCAACGAGTATGATATTTCGGGTCTTACAATGGCTCCGTCGTTTAGAGCTGACCTTGCGAAAATGGTGGATACAAGCGGCAGAAAGATTTATCCTGACCTTGCTTGGGGCAATGCACCGACTTCTATGAACGGCATTCAGACCGTGACAAACAATACAGTTTCATTCAACTCCAGCAAAGATCTTGCGATCGTTGGTGACTTTGAAACGGCGTTCAAGTGGGGCTACTCAAAGGAAATTCCGCTTAAAGTCATCGAGTACGGCGATCCTGACAACAGTGGACAGGATCTTCAGGGATACAATCAGGTATACATCAGAGCGGAGACATATCTCGGTTGGGGCATTCTTGACAAGTCTGCATTCGCTGTCATTCAGTCAGCAGCTAAGTAAGGGGGCGGCATAAATGGCGGCAGAGTACGCAACTATCGAGGACGTTATAAGGCTTGGTCGAAAGCTCACGGCTGAGGAACAGGAAAAGGCGGCAGCTCTGCTGCCTGTCGCCTGTGCAAAGCTTTCAACTGCCTGCAAGAAGTATGGCAAAGATCTTGACATTATGATAGCTGATGAACCTGACGTAGAGCTTGCGGCAAAAGATATCATAGTTCGTGCTACGCTGAGAGCTGTTGACTCTATTGCGGACAGCTCTCCTGCGACTTCGCAGGCTTCACAGTCGGCTATGGGCTATTCAGTATCAATGACCTATCTCAACGCAGGACAGCAACTGTATTTTCTCAGAAATGAACTGAAAGAACTGGGCGTTATGCGGCAGAGATACGGAGCTATGGAGGTATATGACGTATGAGATTAAATATCAAAGGCATACCTGTTAAGCTTTCTGTAAAAACGCAGACAGGCATTGACGACTTCAACAGACCTACATATGAGGTATCTCAGGAAGTTGTCGAAAACGTGCTTGTGGGCGAGCCGTCTGCAGAGGACGTTGTGAACGAGATCAACCTGTCAGGCAAACGCATAGCTTATGTGCTTGCGATACCAAAAGGTGACACGCACACATGGGAGAATACAGAAGTCGAGTTCTGGGGAATGACATTCAAAACTGTGGGTATCCCTACGCAGGGCATTGATGATAATATCCCTTTACAATGGAACAAGAAAGTAAAGGTGGAACGCTATGAGTAAAGTTAATATAGAGCTTGACCACAACGCAATTGCGGCTTTTCTCTGCTCTGCACCTGTTGAAAGCATGGTCAAGGGATATGCTGACAGAGCCGTTCAACGTCTTGGCACGGGGCATAAAGCGTATACTATCACATGGACAAGATACCCAAAAATGCGCCGTAAGGTCGCTATCGTCAAAGCTAAGACAAAGAAGGCTCAGCGTGCTAATCTTAGAAATAACACACTTTTGAAGGCGGTGCTTGGCAAGTGATAGAAAAAATAATTCTTGACTGGCTGGGGGCAAAGCTTGACGTTCCTGTTTATCTTGAAGAACCTAAAAACCCACCAAAAGAGTATGTGCTTATCGACAAACTAGGCTCGGCAGAGAATGATTTTATCACCTCTGCCACCATAGCCGTTCAGAGCTACTCAGCGAGCCTATACGTGGCGGCAGAACTTAACGCAAAAGTTAAAAAGGCTATGTCTGAAAGCGTGTCACAGGGCGATATATGCCGCTGTGCGTGCACGTCAGACTACAACTACACGGACACGGAAACGAAGAGATACCGCTATCAGGCGGTATTCGATGTAACCTACTACGACGAGGAGTGATAATACTATGGCAAACAACAAAGATAACGTATCAACAGGCAAGCCAAAGGTAGGCGGAGCGGTTTTCACAGCAATCACGGGATCTACACTACCGACAGATGCAACAACAGCACTTGACGCAGCGTTCAAGAGTTTGGGCTACTGCTCAGAGGACGGAGTAACAAACAGTTCTGGCATTTCTACTGAGAATATAAAAGCGTGGGGTGGAGATATCGTTGACACACCGCAGACAGAAAAGACGGACACTTTCAAGGTAAAGCTGATAGAGTGTACCAATACAGATGTGCTGAAAACTGTCTACAATAGCAGCAATGTTTCGGGCGACCTTGACACTGGCCTGACGATCAAGGTCAACAGCGCAGAGCATGAAGATCAGGCGTTCGTATTTGATATGATACTGAAAAACAACGTACTGAAAAGAGTGGTAGTTCCGTTCGGCAAGGTGACGGAGATATCTGACATCACCTACAAAGACAATGAGCCTATCGGCTATGAGCTGACTATCACAGCCACACCTGACGAGAACGGCAATACACACTATGAATACATGAAGAAGGGGGAATAACCTATGCTGACAGGTAAGACAGAAAGCGGCTTTGAGTTTGAAATAGAGGAGAAGACCCTTGACGACTATGAATTTATCGAAGCTGTCGGCAAGTGTGAACAGGGCGACCCCCTTGCATATGTCAAAGTAGTGGATGCCGCTTTGGGAAGCAAGAAAGAAAAAGCTTTTGCGAAGATAAGAGAAAAGTGCGGCTATGTATCGGTTAAAGAGATAACAAAGCTTATCGTGGAGATCTTCCAGACACCTAAGACAAAAAACTCCTAGTCCTTGCCGCTGTCATGGAGCGCTATCCTGATGAGCTTGATTGCGATATGGCGCAGTATTATCACATATACGACTTTAAGTCGCTGCCTGCACGAAAGGTGGCGACTTTTCTGTGTGGTCTTGGCAGTTCATCACGGGTCAAGCGCAAGCTCAACGGCGTTGGCGGTTCGTTTTCTGAAATACTGCTTGCACTGATATTTGACCGCATGCAATGGCTTTGTTGGTCGCAGACGAAGGACGGACAAAGAGGTGTGAACAGACCGCAGTCCATAGCTGAAAAGCTTATAGGCAAGAATGACAGCGACAGCGAGATAACAGCGTTCCAAAGCGGCGAGGATTATGAGAAGGCAAGAAGAAAAATCTTAGGAAAGGAGGGCTAACATGGCAGAAGAAAACGGCACACAGCTGGGCAAAGCATATGTGCAGATAGTTCCGTCTATGCAAGGGCTTGCATCAGAGCTGAGAAGAGCGTTCGGGGATAGTATGCCCGATGGTCACAGGTTTGGAAGCTCTCTTGGCAGCAAGGTCGTTTCAGGTTTTGGAAGCACTATCAAAAAGGGCTTTGCACTTGCCGCAAAAGCTGGTATAGCAACTATATCGGCGGCAAGTGCAGGCATAGGCGCTATAGTCAAAAGCTCTGCGAGCGCATATGCGGACTATGAGCAGAACATAGGCGGCGTTGAAACACTTTTCAAGGACAACGCTGATACTATCGTAAAGTACGCCAGTGAGGCATACAAGACCGCAGGAATATCGGCTAATGACTATATGCAGAACGTTACAAGCTTTTCTGCGTCACTTCTGCAAGGCTTGGGCGGTGATACAGCGCAGGCGGCTGAGATAGCCAATGAAGCAATGGTGGATATGTCGGACAATGCCAATAAAATGGGTACTGACATATCTTCTATCCAGAACGCTTATCAGGGCTTTGCAAAGCAGAACTATACCATGCTCGATAACTTAAAGCTGGGCTATGGCGGTACACAGGCGGAAATGGCAAGGCTCATCAACGATTCAGGCGTGCTTGGGGATTCGATAAAGGTCGATGAAAAAACCGTCAACAGCGTGTCATTTGACAAAATGATAGAGGCTATCCACAAGGTACAGACCGACCTTGACATCACCGGTACAACTTCCAAAGAAGCGGCAACAACAGTTTCCGGTTCTCTTGGTTCTGTGAAAGCAGCATGGGCAAACCTTATGGCAGGAATGGGCGACAAAAACGCTGACCTGAAAAATCTTATCAAGGAAATGGTAAGTACAGTAAAGACCTTTGCAAAGAATATTATGCCTGTCATAAAGCAGGCTCTTTCAGGGGTCACAACCCTCATAAGTGAGCTTGCACCTGACATAGCGGCCGAGCTTCCACAGCTTGTGAGCGACCTGCTCCCACAGCTCATAGAAGCAGGCACACAGATATTTCAGGCTCTTGTGAAAGGCATTTCTGATAATATCGGCACGATAACGCAGGCGGCCATAACAGCCATTACAACTATCGCAACAGCTCTTATACAGAACACAGGTCCTCTTGTACAGTCGTTGGCAACGATCATAACCACTATAGCACAGGCTTTGCCGACGATTTTACCAGACCTTATCAATGCTATTGTTGAACAGATACCCACGGTTATACAGGCTGTTATAGATTGTATGCCTGCAATAATTGACGGAACGATTCAGATAGTGACTGCTATAGCTGAGGCTCTTGTTGATAACATAGACCTTATCATAGACGGCGCAGTGCAGATCATAGATGCACTTACAATGTCACTTTCAGATAGTGATACGGCGGCAAAGCTTGCTCAATCGGCACTTGAAATCATCGGCACGCTTACAATGGAGCTTCTGAAAAATCTTCCTGATATCCTTGCCGACGGCATACTTATAGCGGTCGAACTTACCAAGGGCATCGCACAAGGTATGGTGGACTATTTTGCACCTGTTTCAGACGCTTTGTCTGATATGCTTATCGACCTTACAGACTGGTTTTCACGAAAGTGGAACGATTTCAAAGAGTGGGGTTCAGATATGATACAGGCGTTTATAGACGGCATAAAAGAGAAGTGGCAGAGCCTTAAAGATACTGTATGTGACGTAGCCTCAAGCGTTAAGGACTTTCTCGGCTTTTCCGAACCTGACAAGGGCCCTCTTTCAAACTTCCACACTTTTGCACCTGATATGATGGACCTTTTTGCAAAGGGTATAGCAGACAACGAGGACACTATCACCATGCAGTTCAACAGGTCACTGCAGCCGCTTATGGATACGGATGTCATACCGCCAAGCTTTTCGGCACTTCCTGAAAAGAGCGTGAATAACGGCGGTAATGATACAATGAACAAGATCATCGCCCTCCTAGAAACCTACTTTCCACAGCTTGCGCAGCAAGGAAACATTTATCTTGACGGCGACAAGCTCACGTCAAAGGTGGACGGAAAACTAGGTGAGAGGGTCACAAGCAGTGAAAGGAGGCTTGCAAGTGTCTAATGAATACATAGAGTTTGGCGGCAAGAAGTCCACCGATTTCTATTTGGTTATCCAAAAGGACGGCGTTCAGATATCTCAGCCGGAGGAAAACAGGATAGAAGCCACTTTACCGTTTATGAACGGCTTTTATGACTTTTCCAAAATGGCAGGCGAAAGGACGTACAAACAGCGTGATATCACGATAAAATTCAGCCTTTCTGCAAAAGATGAAAACGAACTTTACCGCCGCAAGTGTGATGTTGTCCGCTGGCTCAGCGGAGCAAAGGACGACTTGAGGATAAGCTTTCTGACAGACTATCACTTTGTGGGAGCGACAGCGGTGTTTGATACCTCTGCATTTGAGTTCACTTCGCGGCGCACCGCTGATCTGACAGTGAACTTCAAGACGTATCCTTTTTTACGTTCCGACGATTACTCAGATATTGGTTTTGACGACTTCAACTTTGAGACCGACTATCTGAATTTGACGGATATATCACTGACAGCGGTCAAACAGACACGATACGCCCCTCCTGCGACCTTGAAAATCTACTCATATGCTGATAGACCCATACGCCCACGCCTTTCTTACAAGCGCTCAGAGGACGATGCAAAGAGTGTGGGCTTCACCTATTTTGCACTCAACGACCAAGAGATAAGTGCAAGTGTATACCGCAACACGGAGAAAGAATTCGACCTTGACGAGCTGATTTTACAGCCTGGTGTGAATACTCTTGCGGCGTATGGTTTCGGCACACTCACGCTCAAACTTTATGAGGAGGCACTCTGATGTTCATAGTAACGATAACAAACGGAGCTGAAAACACTATCATACACAGCGACGGCACAGACCGCATATCAGGCGGCAAGGTTGCAAAGTCTATCAACGCTGTGGATAGTTTCAGCTTTACCATATATCCGAACAATGTAGGCTATAACTTCTTGAAACCACTGACAACGGCTGTCAAGGTCTATGATGAAAACACTGACAAGGACATTTTTATAGGCAGGGTCTTGAAGTGTCCTGACAGCATGGACGAGAGAGGTCTGATATGCCGTAAAGTCACCTGTGAGGGGCGTTTAGGCTGGCTATATGACAGTGTTCAGCCATATGTTGAATACAAAATGGTAGGTATATCAACAGTACTTTCTTCATTCTTGTCAAAGCACAATTCTCAGGTGGGTGCAGATAAGCGTATAGAGCTGGGACAGGTCACTGTGACAGCAAGCAACAACTACACGCATACTGCAAATTGGGACAAGACAATGGACGTCATTGCAGACAAGCTTATAGGAAAATTCGGCGGTGAGATACAGCTTCGTGATAAAGACGGAAAGGTGTATATAGACTATCTGGAACATATCGGACACGGCACAGACACCACCATAGAGCTTGCGGTTAACCTTAAAACCATATCACGAGAAGTTGATGAAACGACGGTCATAACACGTCTTTATCCTCTCGGTGCAAAGCTTACAGACAGCGAAAAGCGGTTGACCATCGGCACTGTGAATGGTGGCAAGGATTACATAGAGGACAGCTCACTTATCGCAAAATACGGCGTTATAAGCGGTCCGCAGATATGGGACGACGTTACCCTTGCGAGCAATCTTCTTAGCAAGGGCAAGGAGTATCTTAAATCTGTCAATCGTGCGAAAGTGCAGTATCAGATAACAGCACTTGACCTCTCGAGAATAGACAAACACATTGAGCAGTTTGAACTCGGCTGTTGGTACAGAGTAAAAAATAGTCTTATGGGCATAGACGAGGATTTGCGCATTGTGGGTATATCCATAGACCTTGACAATCCGCAGGCTTCACAGCTAACCTTCGGTGACCGATTTGAAACGCTTTCGGGCTTTATGACAGCGAAAACACAAAGCCTGCAATCTGCTATAGATAACTCAGAGTTTAGGAACAGACAGGTCATAGACAGCAAGATAGAGAATGCGACTAAACTTATCACAGGTGCAGAGGGCGGCAATGTTATTCTCGACCCACCAACAAAGCCAAGACGTGTTCTTATAATGGATACTGACAATATCGACACTTGTAAATCATGTATTCAGTTCAATCTAAATGGCATGGGATTTTGGAAGTCATCAGACGGCGGCTCTGCCAAAGAGGGTCCGTACACAAAAGCATGGACGATAGACGGAAATCTGATTACAGATTTTATTACGGCAAAGGTGCTGACAGGGCTTAAAATCAATAACGGCTCAGGTACTTTTTCAGTAGATGAAAACGGACACATTATCGCAAAGGCGTTGACTATGCTTGGTGGAAACATCAACATAGAAACAAGCAGCAAGGATAATAGTGTTATAAAGCTATCCTACAAAGAATGGACGCTGGAACTTTCACCGCTTCAATGGGTGCTAAAAAACAGTACCATAGGCGGACACGTTGCTTGTCAGGCAGGAGGAGTTTTCCTATATTGGAATGACGAGCTAAAGGTGAATATTGACAGTAACTCAGGCGATATCCGCACATATGCAGGCGGCAAGGCAAGCTTCTTTCTTGACACGAACAATCACTCCGTCAGCGTATATGATGAGAATGAAAAGCGACAGATATACCTTGAGGGCAACACGGGCACAGTTTATGCAAAGAATTTTCAGCAAACTAACTAAGGGGGCAAATTTATGGCAAACATAGACCTTACATCTTTTATAGAAACTGTATCAACAGCATTTGAAGGCAGACAGGTAAGGCAGGCATTTGTGGACGCACTTACAGCGGTGCAGACGGCGGTAAACGAGCTTGACCAATCCAAGATAAAGCATGGCTCAGTAGAGTATGTGCTTTCTGAGGCAACGTCTACAGTAAGTGTGCCGCTAAACCTTGACTTCGTACCGAAAGATATCGTGGTAACTCTGAGGCAGAAAAGTACAACGCCTAATCCATACAAGAATTTCTGCACCCACGTCTATGACTACAACGGCGGTTATTTTGTTGAGATCTGTATGGGCCCTAATAGTGGTTCGTCAACTACGAACGTTCCTAAAGGCACATATGAGATAGATTATATCGCTATTGCAGAGGAGTGATACAATGGTAATCAGACTAGACGAAAATTACAACGCAATGACATCAACAGCCCTATTGGGCTATGTCGGTGAAACAAATGCCAGACCCGTTTCGGTCGAGGGCATGGAGATAGACGGTGCAGACCGCTATGTGCTGACGATAGACTATGGCGATGGTGTGGCGTATGAGGTCGATATCACAGGCGGACAGTGGACACCTACGGCAGATATACTGCGTTCAGCGCAGACAGTCAGCTGCCAGATAGCGGCGAAGAAGCTGTCAGGTGATGAATATGTGCTGGTGAAGAAATCACGAATTTTCCGCCTGAGAATAGGTGCGGCTATAGGCGATAATGCAGTACCGTCACCAAGTGTGGCAACTGACGCACTAGACCGCATAGACGCCATAGGAAGACAGGCACACGCAGATATGCAGACAGCCGTCACCGCTGCAGAAACAGCGACAACAGCGGCTGAAAACGCTGAGAAATCAGCTACCACCGCAGGAGTATCAGCCGATACGGCAACGCAGGCGGCAAGCCGTGCTGAAACCGCAAAGACATCTGCTGAAACGTCCGCAACACAAGCAGAAACCGCCATGCAGGGTGCAGAAACCGCACGCACAGAGGCGGTCACTGCACAGAACGCCGCCAAGATATCCGCAGCGCAGGCATCTGCATCAGCACAGCAGACCGAAGCTGACAAGACCATAACAGCAGGCTATGCTAAAACCGCAAAGACCTGCGCTGACAGCACTACGGCAGACAGACAGGCGGTGCAGGAAATGGCAGAACAGGTGACAGTCGACAAAACTACAGTGGCAGAAAACGCCACTAAGGTTGCTGAGGATAGAACAGCAGCTGAGGCTGCCGCCCAGAAAGCACAGTCTGTAGCTGATAGTTTGCCTGAAGATTATGTTACGGCAGTTGCACAGATTGCCAAGAATACAGCAGAGATAGCTAACGTAAAGCTGACGGATAAGGAACTACAACGCAGGGTGAATGCGTTATATGACATGGGCAATGGTGTGACACACAAATTTGAAACGGACAGCGAAACGGCATATCAGAAGACTATTCCTACGGGGGCAAAGCTGATGTCAGTGAAGTCTGTGGGCGGTCATTCTGAGGTCATTGACGGTGAAATAGTCAGTGCTGGGACGGAGAGCGTTGTGGAGCAGGGGAAAAATTTGTTTGATTATACTGACAAAACCTATCATGGAACGAATGTAAGCAAGGTTGAAAATGGCGTTATTTACACGAAACAATTATTGACAACTATCCTAAATATTCCGACTATTGTCGGCAATAAGTATACGCTGTCATTAAAAACAAAAAGTATTTCAACTAGTCAAGGTATATTGCGGTGGTCATTGCAAAAAGGAAAAAACACAGCATATGCAGACGATAGTTCGCTGATAAAAAAGGTGGTAGGTACGGTAGCAAACACAGAATATCAGGAAACAGTTACTTTTACAGCAACTACTGATTTTGTGTCGCTATGCGGTCTAGCGACTGCGTTTTATGACGTGCAGTTGGAAGAGAGCGATGCTGCTACCGATTATTCCCCATTCTATCAGACCGAATACCTTATCCCCGAAGCAATCAAGGCACTGCCTGGCTACGGCTGGTCGGCAGGAACGGCTAAGAACTGGGTGGATTATGAGAATAAGAAATACTATCAATGTGTTGATAGTGTGGATTTAGGAACGCTGACGTGGATGAAAACATCTAGTCAATCATCAGTAGGAGATTATTTCTATGCGCCAGTTTCCGCAATTGGGTTTAAAAGATTAGGTGCGTTCGGAATAACTGTTCATAATATACTGTGCAGTAAATATATAACAGTTGCTAGAAATCCAAATGCATTTGTCGATAAAACAATTGTGCTAGACGGAGACAGTATCGCAGTTTCACAAATTCAGGTCAAGGACACCGCCTACACCGACGCTACCGCATTCAAACAGGCTATGTCAGGTGTAATGCTGTACTACGAACTAGCGAACCCAATCGTAACCGATATATCAACCCTGATACCAGATGATTTTCTACGAAATATCGAAATCGAAGCAGGCGGTTCGGTGACATTCAAAAACAGCAATGGTGACAGTTATCGCATACCAGTGCCGTCAGAAGAAGAATACATTGTTAAGCTGTCAGAGATAGGAGGTACAACATGACGAAATTGCAAGAAGAAATGCTGAAAGCCGCAGGGCTATCCACCGAAGATTTTGAAAAACCTACAGTGACCGAGCAGGACAAAATAATGGCACAAGTGCTATACACAGCTGCTATGACAGGCACGCTGATAGGTGAGGAGGGCGAGTGATGTATTACAGCATTATTAAACGTTTCTATGATCTGGGCGTGTATTCGTTGGCAAAGGTCAAAGATTTTGTCAAGGCAGGCGTTATTAGTCCGGAGCAGTTCAAAGAAATCACAAAGGAGGTATACCATGAAGCAGAAGTTAGCAAAACTCATTGATGTAAAGTCCATTGTAACGCTGTTCTTGACAGCGGTGTTTTGCGTGCTGGCACTTCGCCGCACGATCTCAGCAGAGCAGTTCATCACGGTGTTTACGGTGGTGATCTCGTTCTATTTCGGCACGCAGAGCGCCAAGAGAAAGTCAGGTGATGACGAGTGACGGAAGCAATTATCGTTGCACTGATAACAGCTGCTTCGGCGGTAGTGTGTCAGCTTGTCATAGCATCTAACAGCCGTAAGACTATGCAACAGGCGCAGTATGATAGCCAAAAGCTTATCGAGTACAAGATAGACAAGCTTTCTGAACGTGTGGACAAGCACAACAGTGTTATTGCTCGCACCTATAAGCTGGAACAGGATTATGCTTTGATCGACGAGAAAATCAAGGTGGCTAATCACAGGATTGATGATTTAGAAAGGAAGTAATTTTTATGGCAAAGACATTCAAGGGTATTGACGTTTCACAGTATCAGCAGAACATTGACTTCAAAAAGGTAAAAGCTTCGGGGGTCGATTTCGTTATCATTCGTGCAGGCTTCGGCAAGTACGCTAATCAGAAAGACCCATATTTCGAGAGCCACTACAAGGCGGCAAAGGCGGCAGGGCTAAAAGTTGGTGCTTACTGGTACAGCTATGCGGCAACTGTTGTTGAAGCAAAGGCAGAGGCTCAGACTTGTATCAACGCTATCAAAGGAAAGACGTTTGAGTATCCGATATACTTCGATCTCGAGGAGCGTTCACAGTTCGCAAAGGGCAGAGCATTTTGCAACAGCCTTGTCAAGACTTTCTGCAATGCACTTGAACACGCAGGCTATTGGGCAGGACTGTATATCAGCCGTTCGCCTTTACAGCAGTACATATCTGCCTACGTCGCTAAGAGATATGCTCTTTGGGTCGCTGAGTACGGCTCACGCTGCAACTACGGCAGAACATATGGTATGTGGCAGTACACAAGCAGTGGCAAGGTCAACGGTATCAGCGGCAATGTTGACATGGATATCTGCTATGTGGACTATCCTGCGAAGATCAAGGCGGCAGGGCTGAATGGTTTCAAGAAGCAGGCTATCAGACCGACTAGCAAGCCGACTACAAGCTCCACCAAGAAGACAGTGACGTACACTGTGAAGCGTGGAGACACGCTCTCTGCTATCGCTAAGAGGTACAAGACCACTGTTGCGAAGCTTGTCAAGGACAATGGTATCAAGAACGCTAATCTCATTTATGTGGGGCAGAAAATCAAGATTAAGTAGACAGTAAGACAGCCGTCTCGGACTTTTATGGGTCTGAGGCGGCTGTTCTTATCGTTATACTATTGACCATCGAACATTGCATTAATATTCATTGGTGGCATTACTATTGGTTCTATTCCTGGTTGTGAAGTTATCAATGTGAGTTCACTCCTCAAATAAGGGAATAAAATAGACACGGTATTTTTATTCATTATTGATTCTCTTAACAAATCATTACTGCATTCCAAACTGAAATTTCCACAAAGTTCAATAATTATATGAAAATCAGAATCGTTCATTGACGTAACTGTTAGTTTTAATTTAGTGCAAAAAACTGATTCATCAGATGTTTCAACTTCTTTTTTTAAGTTGAAATTCAACTCATCAATAGGGCACTCATTTGGATTTACATATTCAACTTGTGTAAATTTAATACTTAATGATTTTAAGATACTGTGCTGTTTCTGCGAAAGTTCCATATAATCCTCCTATAATCTATGAAGCCAATAATTCAGTTGAATCGTCTACTAAATAGTATTCGTCAAATAATTCCATAGCGGTTAGAAACAAAACATCATTCTTGATGCAACCGCTCTTATCAATTACACAACCACCTCGACCTTTGCATACTTCAGAGTAACCGATACCATTAAGTTCGGCAATAGATTTTATCATTTCTTTACTTATCATATATAACCCTCCATACTAAAATCTGCAGCAAGACGTAAGTTTTCAATTATACTCTTATCATACACACATATTTGAGTTTCTATGCCAGACATTAAAAGAAAATTAGTTTTGTGATTAGACGAAAATTGCATATCCATACAAAACGAACACATAATACCTGCAATTTGAAATTGATTTGCGAAAGAATCAAATGTAAAACATCTCTTTCTTTTGGTAACTTGAATACTAAAGTCTTTTGAATTTCTATTCAATCCTTTTGTAAAATCTAGACATATTCCATCACTTTTTATCGTTTTGTCCAAATCAAGGGCAAACTTTTTAAACTTTCTCAGATGTGCTGAATCTTCAAGATTGTATAACTTCTCTTTATTCATGTCAGCCACAACAACGTCATAATTTGTTTTATACTTTTTACTTTTACTTATTGCCCATCGTTTGGCTTCTTCATAGCAAGGATAAAAATATATTCCGTGACCAAGCCAATGATCATCACTATCTCTGCGCTTCGGATCAATAAATCCATTGTCAACTATGTCAAAAGCCCATTCTTTCAATGTACCATGAAATACATTTATATAATTAAATTTCAAAAAATCACCTTGCTTTTAAGCAGACTGTATAACTCTAAAACTAATTATATTATATCATGCTTGTCAAGTACTATCAATTGATATTAAATTACAAAAGTTACGAATTGGATACAAAATGTAGTGACACTATAATATTCAACTTTTTTAAAGTCCGCCCCTCCAAGCTTCAAAAAGTTATACCCACTCTAAAACAGTCTAAATATGCCGTTTCAGCACAAGTAATACATTTCAATGCTTGACGTTTTGCGTACACGAATTATACACGATAAAGCTGAATTGTAAATATATGCTTGTGAAATGCGGAACAAATGAAACGGCTTAAATGATGTA